TGTTGCGTTTGCGTGCTTTTCGAGTGTTGGTCTTAACCACAATGTTCTTGGTCTGACCGTTCTTCCACCCGGTACGCCACTGCCCATCCATGCCTCGAGTGGGCGACGACGACGGAACCAGCGGTGTGATCGCGTCAACAACGACCTTGCCTAGTTCACGGATCTGTTTACCGTAAGCGCGACGCAATTTAGGGTCAATGGAATTGATCGTCCGCAGAGCTTCTTTAAGCCCTGTTGGTTTCAGATCAATTCCCAGACTCATTTTTTGCTCTCGTTCTGCTCGATTATCAACCTGATCATTTCGTCAATGATCTGAGCTGGTGTTTCCATCAGATCCAACGGACTGATGCCTGTACGAACAGCGAGCTGCGCGATCAGGTTTGTGGCTCTTCCTGCGGGCCCTGTTTCGCTTTTGGGATAAACGTGATATCCATGACGTTTTCAACCCAAGTGCTAAACAACGGGACCACAATCTTTTTGGTTCGTAACGCATCCCAAGCCAACCATGCGAGAGGCTTGAACTTCATATCTTCTAAGAAACGGCCCACGGAGAGCGTGGGGTGGTGATCTTCCCACCTGCACGCAACTCCGTAGGTGATCGGTGCTTCGAATGTTTCACCGTCAGCCATTTCTACTTTTAATGTCATGCCAATCATGTCGGGGTCCTTTTGTTAGTTGTTGATTACGGGCTGGCGATGTCGCGGACCCAAGTGCCACCAGTGAAGGTGACTGAGACTTGGCTCAGTTCTCCAACGGTTGTGACGATTGGGGTGAACGATGACATCATTGCATTGCTGATTGTGTACTCAGGGTTACTTGCTGATTCGGTTGAGCCTGCTGGCGAGATGACCAGTGTGGTGGTGCCGTCTCCGACAACATCAAACAGAGTGGCTTCGACTTCGCCTGCGCCGTAGTTGTTGAACATTGTCAAGGTTACGTTCACCATTTGGAGGCCCGACACGAAACGGTGCCCGGTATCGCCAAAGGTCGTGGATTCGAGTGAGTCGTAACCGATCTCAAGCGAGGCCGCAGAGGTGTTCTGCGTGACATCCACGGCTCCGATTAAGACGGTTGGGTTGGACAGGTAAACGGTTTTTGTTGTGGGCATGGTTTTTCCTTTATGGGATGCGCTTGGAAGCGATTCTAATTGTTAGGTCGTATGCGGGTAGTTCTTGTGAACCGATTTGAGCAAGCGACGGTGAGCCACTCACAACAGCAATAGGGCTGTTCATGATTGTGTCCACGACGCCGAGGATGTAGTCGCTTGAATCTTGGTTGCCGGGTGGCGCGCCAAGGACTCGGAGATCAACTGTGATGTCTGCAATTTGGTTGTTAAAACAAGTAAACGTCGGTAATTCCACGAACACGGTGAGCGGTCGTGCGTTGCGCGGATCGGTGACAGGCTTGAGTCCCAAGGCTGTAAGCGACGCTGACACGGTGTCGACGGTGTCCGTGAAGATGCCTGCCATTTCATGCACACTGCGATCGTTTAATGCCGAGCAACTGGTTGACTCGACCCAAGGTCATAAGCGGTGGTCCTGTCATGTCACCAAACGACGCGTAACTGTCCCCAGTTGTGCCGCGTTCACGGTACAAGCCCGCCGCATAAAGCGTGGTTCCTAACAGTGCTGCACTGTCAGGGGCAGTCGTCAGACTGTCGTGGTAACCAGCCTGCACGCGACGCCTGAAACACCATGAGTTTGCAGCTGCAACACAAGTAGTTAGGAAAGCGGTGTCATTTGCCGTGGCCGACGAGATTCCTAAAAACTCTTGCACAGCTGCGACCGTGGTCCAAGTACAAGTCAAAGTCCATGTCAAAGTTCCAAACGGATCAGCTGCGGATCGTTCTAGATCGTCGCCAACATCTTGAAACATCAACTGGTTAACAATGATTTCGTTTTCGTTGTAAAGCAGGTCGCCTGCTTCGTTAACGCCAGCAAACAAGTTGACTGGTACAGCGATAACAATGTGCGTGCCGTTGAGACCGTGACCTAATCCTGTCAGTGTGATTGTCTGACCGACTGTGATGTCGGTTGTTTCGAGGGTCTGCACCACAGCAACATCGTCTAGACGCTGGTGGTGCGTCACGCTGAATGTGGCCATGGTGCAGTCTCTCTACTTAGTCAGTTGGATCAGGCGAACGTGAACTTGACGAACTTGCTTGAGTCAATCATCAAGGCGGCGAAGTAGCCACGGAACGCAATGGTGCGGCTCAAGGTAGACGGGTTGTCCAACGAGATAGCGCCCTTCTGCTGTTCAAACAGTTCGTAACCAGATGCGTCGCCGACGATACAAGTTGCGCTTGCAAAGTTGCGGTCGACTACAACTTGCAAACCAAATGCGTTTCCGTTGTTCTGACCGGGTGCAAGATTACCAAATGCGTTCATCGGGCCGATCTGTGGAAATAACGGACGCTTGCTCGAATCCGAAAGAGCGAGCAAATCTTGCCAAATACCAGGAGCCACAAATAAGTGAGTCGGCAAGTTGCCATTTGACGAAGTGAGAATTGTTGCTGCAGCTTCAGCAATTTCAGCGGCCCAAACTGACGGGTCGTCAGTGTCGGCAGCGGTAAACGCTTGAGTCGTGGTTGCGCCAGCAACCAAAGTATCAGCTGCGTAGTTGTCGGTTGCGTTTGCGTAGATACGGCCCATGTCGTCAAGCAAGATTGACAAGATCGCGGGATCGGTCCAATCAAGATCGGCTTCAGAGATGTTGACATAGCCACCGAAAATTTGCTTGGTGACCTGATTTGAACTCACCACGAAAGTGCCTGACTGGTTGCTCATTTCGGCAAGGCTTGCACCAATGCTCGTGTGAGTCGTGACCTCGGGACGAATGAAGATCTTGCCTCCACCGGGCATGGACTTGGCACCAACTGCATCAACGACAGGGCGACGGCCGACGAAGTTGTTGTAGACAGGTCCAAGGATTGGGGTTGGGAGTACACCGGGTGTGTCGGTGGTGACCACGTCGGGAGCTGCGGCGCGAAGTGCTTCGTGCATACGTTCCCAAGCAGTTCCGCCAGCAATGGCAGCACTCAAGTATTCGACAGCGGTCGGCAGTTTTGCGTCGCGCTTAACGGCGGTTGCATAGATGGGTTGAGTCGCAACTGCGGCTTCAACGGTTGTGGGTTCTGACATTTCATCCTCCTCGGATGGTGTTGGGGTTGTTTCTGTTGGGGTTTCGGTTTCGTCGGGTTCGCTTTCATCGGGTGATGAGGCGGCGACTGAGTAGACCTGTGCTGATTCGTACGCTGGCACAGTGACGAGCGACAGTTCTACAAATCGGGCTTGAGAGACTTCTAGAGTCCCGTCTGACAGGCGCTTGAACTTGGTGGGGATTGCGCCCACCGAAACGCTGTCTAAAGCGCCGTCGGCGAGCAGTGCAAGAGCGTCATCGGCGGCTCGAGTCGCGCTCAGTTTTGCCACAAACATCATGCCTTCGCTGGTGGACACTCTTTCGGTGACTCGACCAATGACTCGCGTGTCGTCGTGATATTCCAAAAGCTTCGGCATCGGGCCGTCCTCGGGAAGTGAGCCCTCAAGAAAAACCACACTCTCGCCACCACTCAATTGGGCCTTGACATTCCACGGAACTGCAAGGCCAGTGATCTGGCGTGACGGTTCACCGTCAGCGGACGCGTCCAGCGTGATCTGTTGAGCGGTCAATCTAATCATGAGTATTCTTCCTCGCGGTTTCCTGAATCAAAAGCGGGTTCGCGCTCAACATTCCCTAAATCGTTTTCGTAGACGTAGTCCGAAACATCAAATTTGACGTAGCGTCCACGCGGTAAAAGTTGGTTCATTGACAGAGTTTGCTCAATGGCATCCAAATATTGTTTGGTGCCAAACAAGTAAAGATCTTGGCGTGCTTGTTGCGCGTTCTGGTATGTGTAACCCTGTACGCCGATACCGAGCAAATAAGCAGGTATTCCAGTGGCCCGAGACAGTTCTAGCGACTGGAATTGACGCGACTCAATCAGTTGCAGTTTGTTCGGGTCACTGGAGAACTCTTTAAAAGTCACGACGCTGTTAAGTGCGCCAATGGCACCAACTTGTCGAGCGTTACGCCAAGCAGCTGCAAGTTCGGAAAGATCTTCGGCTGACATTGGTTCGGATGCGTCGGTCTGTTGCAACCAACCAGCGGCAATTTCGTTGACAGCGAAACGGTCGGCGGCTTGCTGAAGTTTTAAGGCGGTCATGATTGCCCGGTTGCCTGTGTACAGCAGACCTTGAGTCGGTGCTAAGAATTGCACGACGTCATCGGTTGCAAGTGGGTAACCGTTGAATTCGACTTGGTCGGACGGGCCGAACCATTGCGGACCTGCTTGATCCATGGTCGTAACCATTGCGGCGGGTAACCATTGGAACGAAAGCGGGCGTCCTGTGGCAGTGGATCGGCTGGTGATGTACCAGAATCCGCGACCGTGAAGCATAAGGTCCGTGACGAGCTGGGAGAAAATGAAGTTGCGCGTGACCTTGGGATCGGGCTGATCCATCCACGACTCGTTCTCCAAATAGATCTCTTCGTACTCTTCGCCAGTCCACTGGGTCGTGTAATGCTTTAATTCTAAGCAGCCGACCATGGACGCAATCATTTGAATCGAGCGGGCAACAGTGGGGACAGAGAGGGCCAGTTCTTGCGACGCCCCGACGGAGTACGTATAGAACTGACCCACCTGTGCGGCAGAACCTGCTGCAGCCTGTATCGGCGCGGACGCAAACGCTGGGGTTGCGCTTACTTTCTTGCTACCGAAAAGAGCCATCACTAGCGATTCTCTCACACTTTTTGGTCTGTGTTAAGTACCCTCAGCCAAAAGCGAAAGCGGCACGCGACGACCGTACTGGTTTGGACGCGAGCATGATTCCCCAAACGGCGCAACGCGCTAACTCGATCGGTCCGGGTGACTTTTGTGAACTGAGAACTATGGAACCGCCCGTTCTAACCGCGACGCTTCGGGCGAAATGTTCGGCCAGTGCGATGTCGCCAGTGTGGTGGACGCGATCTTCAATAATCATTGAGCGACAAGCCGCAGTCCATTTGAGCAGTTCGGCATATCCGACAATTTGCATTCGACGTCGCAAGTCTGGCGGACAGTGAATTTCTAACGATGGGGTCACCGCAAGTTTGACCGTTTGGTCGTGCATAATTCGCACAACTTCCTCCCACATTTGCGCAGCTGACTCGACAACGAACGCGACCGACACGATTACGCGTCCGTCATCAAAAGCCGTTGACACTGCGACATAGCGCGAGTCATCAACCGATGAATCAATTGTGAGCCATTGGGTTGGTGGTGCTGGTTTGTCGGATTTGCGGTCATTCCATAGGTTGATCGGCAAATAGGAATTGGTGGAATCTACCCACAGATTGAGGTGGCCTCGAATGAACGCTTGACGGTTCGGAGAGTCAAACGCAAGTTCTAAAGCCTTGGCCGTGATAGTCGTCCCGAGGGCGGGGTTACTCCAGCCCCAATATGATCGATCCTCCAAACTCACCCCAGGCGGAAGTGACCACTCAGCGAAATAGAGCGCAGTTGGTTGACCCGAGTCAATCGCCGCAATGCCCTGCTCTCTTAGTTGTAAAAGGACGGTACTGCCCTGATCGCCAGCCGTGCTAAAGAGCATCATCATGGGATTCTTGACTGCGATCTGCGAAGGCCGTAAAGCCGTAAAAACTACCTCGGGGCTAATGTCCCAAACCTCATCCACCAGCAGAACTGAGGCGGTCATACCGTGAGCATGAGCAGACGCCGCGACAACCGAAATGCTTGAACCGTCTGGAAAGTTGATCCGCTCGTCACCGTTCTGCCAACGAACCTTGCAATCAAAGTTTTCAAGGTCTCGGACAACATCCCGAAACAAGGCCATGCTTCGACGCTTCTGGTTAGCGACAATGACGATCGTTTGAGGCTCACGGCGAGTAGCTGCATACTCGGTAGCCATAAACCCAGCAACCGCCCGCATCACCAGGCTCTTGCCGTTCTGACGTGCCGTTGAGATACACGCCTCACGAAACACAAAGTCGCCGTCGGCATCCACAGTCAACGCATCGTTGACGATCCGCTGTTGCCAGTCCATGAGATCAATTTCTAGGACGCGCTTAGCCCACAAGGTCAGGGAAGGACCAAAACTCTCACCGGGTGGAACAGGCGTCACCAACCTCGGCTCGATACGGCCAGATATGACTGAACCACCGCTGGTTCGGGCTGGTTCCTGCTGGTTCGGGCTAGTTGAGGGTATTTTTAAGGA